CCCTTCGTAATCGTTAACCATTAAAAAATCTGAAATAGGCTTAGATGCCTTACTTCCGCCAACGGTTAAAACTCTTTCACTCATGATATTCTCCTTTATTGCAGGCCTCAAACTACGCCTGCCGAGATTTAAAGGGTTAAAGGGGAGATTTCTCTCCCCTTGTTAAACTATGCCGCCTTCGTTAGATTGATGTGCAGAACATGCATCTTTCTGTTCTTGCAAATCAAATTACCCTGCCATCTGGTGTTGGCTGATAATACATCCGGCTGTCCGAGAACTGCCTTGTCGAGCCATACGGGCGTGGTGAAATTGAAATCCTTGTGCGCTTTCAGTCCCAAATAGTTGAGATTGAGTGCGAACAGCCAGCCGGTTGGAACTCCACTATCGGATACAATGGGAGCGCCTTTGTGCATGATGTTTCTCCATCCGGCCTGAACCATGGCATCGTTCGTGTATCTCTGTTGGGGATGCAAGGACAACTCGTAGGCGTCTTTTAAAACGGCAGTCGTGCAACAGAAATTCGGCAGTTTACTATCAACGTCTCCTGCCGCAGGTGCTCTGAAAATGCCCTGCATGGTCTCGAAACACATAGTCTCCGCCGTTTCTATTACGTTGTTGATCCAATTCGCTTCTTCGGAACGGGCGATACATCCGTATTCAACGCTTGTCGCGCCGACGACGCCGGCAGCGGTTATATTGAACAAATCCAACAGGCCGTTAATGCCGTCGCCTGTGCTCTTTGTACTCAATACCTGCGCTGCTAGATCAACACGAGCAGACTCTTTGATGTTCTCCATGTATTGATTGGTCAGACGAATGACAGCTTCAGCGCCGGAATTCTTGATTTTGTCGTCAAGATTCAGGGTGTTGGAGCCGTAAGCACCACCCCATCCGAACCGAGCAGCGGTAACGAGGTCTTTTTTGGACTGGTTAATGACCGTAGTGGCTCCGTAGGTGCCGTGATTCGAGTTCGCGTTGATTAACGGGACCTTAATCATACTACCGCCGTCAACTATCTCTTCCGGCTGGACAATCAGACTATCTTCCGCTTTCGCCTTTCCGCACAATGCCCAAAGCAGCGCGGATGCCGTGTTAAAAATATCTTCCGGTTGTACTGAATTCCAGTAAACCTCAGTGGTTGCATTTAATTGATTTTGTAAACTCATGATCCATCTCCTTCCTTATGTGAAGCAAGGATTTACCCGCCATTTACCTTGGCTAGAGCCTCAGCCATGGCAGCGTCACGATCCTTGCCGGTTAATATTGGTTGTTTAGTGACCTGTCCGAGACTCTGCCCTTTCACAATCACTTTTCCTGTTGAGTCCTTGCCTTTTTGCAGTTCAAGGGCCTTCATCATTTCCGCATTTTGATCAGAAAGAGTTTTCGCCTGAGCAGCGATATCTTCTTTCTCCAGTGCGAAGAACGCCGACATTTTATCGTGCATACCGGTCGGATCATTGGCGATATAATCACTGATTCGCTTCTGCATTTCCGGTGTGTTGAATGTAGGATTTGCCTTAAGGAATTCTTTCTGTGACGTTTTAATGTCGCGGTCTTGTAATTCCTTCTGAAATAATTTTCCGGCTTCACCAAGGACGGTATTTTTGACTTTTTCGGCTGTCAGTTGATTAGATTTCGACATCAACTTAGCCAAACTACCCTGATAATTATCGCCCATGGGATCGAGTTTTTCGATCTGAGCGTTTACGTTTGCTATTTCAGCATCGTAGTCAACTCCATCCGTCTGCTTCGCCTCCGGTTCCTTCTTACTGAGAGTTTCTTTTAGGGTTTCCGCTAAGGTTTGAGCCTGGCCGCGTACCTGACCTAATTCATTCCCTTGTGCGTCAAACTTACCCTTCAGTTCGCCGTGACCCTTGACGAATTCATCCATTGATTTGTAATTCGTCCCGGGAATAAAACCGTTTTCATCCAACTGGACGGTAATCGGTTCTGGTGCCCCGACTTCTCCGCGTTGGTTCATTAACGGTTTAATCAATCTCAATAAAAATCTTCCTACGTTCATTGCGTTCCTCATCTTTCCGTCTCCTTCTCAGGCCTAGATTTGATTTTCGGTTGTCCTTTGCAGGCCGAATGGCTAGGTTGCCCCGATTTGGCTAAAACAAAATAAAAAAAGCCCGATCCCCACGGCGCTTGTGCGTTATCCGTAGAAATCGGGCTAATAAGTAACTCTAGTTAGAGACTATACCGTCCCCGTTATGTCATTTAAATAGAAACTCCTTAATCACATCTATCCATGCATTTTTCATATGAGCGCATACAACTATCCTTACACCAGTTGTTTGAACCCCTTTTATTATAAGAACAATCCGATAGGCAAGTATCCCTGTTTACAGCACAAGAATTCCTGCAACTATCACTCGCAAAGGCAACAATAACAAAAGCTATTATGATCGCAACTGCAATTAATATTTTTTTCATGTTCCACCTTTCATCATAGATTGAAAAATATTCTCTTTTGGTACCAGCGAAGTATCTTTTAAATATGCCGAGCCGATAGAACCCTGAGACATATTCAGCTCTAAGCTTAAATCAATTTTACCGCTCTTCTTTGTAGAAATCAAGGTTTTTATTTTATCTCGAACGGCATTTAATATTTTTTCTTCGCTGTCTTTCATTGCTACCCCACACAGGACATTTTATTTTCTTTGAGATACCTTCTATGCTCTGATCGTGATTCGATATGTTGAGCGTTATTCGGTAACGTCGCTAACGACGACTTTAGCCACTTTACGTCATTGATTGAGTCGCACTGGATAGCCCCACTACTGGCGATAATGCGCCTGGCCATACGTCCGCACCCCTTTGATTCACAGCGTACTTTCTTAGGGATGCTGTCAATTCGGTGAAACTTCTCGGTTATTTTTTTACATCGTGGGCACTGATATTGATATATCGGCATAAATTAAATATCCTCCTTAACGATTATCTGAGCTTTTAATAATTCAACGGTATTTTGAAATGCCGCCATTAAAACATCAGGCTTTATTTCCAATGGATAAACGGTTCCAGTTCTTCCCATTCCAGCCATAACGCAATCAACAATCATATCTAAAACGTCAACAAGGTTTACATCAGCAGGAATTCCGTCATCGGCGAGCAAATGGTGACGATTTATCTTTCTGTGATTGTCCCACCAGATTGTTTGCTTAAATCCCGTTATAAAATCTGTGTGGAATTGGTGAATGTCTGACAATTTATCGAAGTCATGCTTGAGTGACGCTTTATCCATAAGTTCTTTTAAAAATTCCAGCCCCTTAGCAACATCGGCTATATGTTGCATACTGCTGAACATTAACTGATCTTTTGTTACCTTTGAAAAATCACATGACCTCGTGTCTGCTGTCTTACTTTTTGATATCTCTATCATATCTTCCTCCCTTAAATCGGTCTCTTGAATATAATTATTAAGGCAATTCTGAACCTTTTTAAAAACGGCATTGTCAGAATATTTTTCATAATTTGAATGCCAAGTTTATCGGTGTTCTCTCTGGCTATCTTTCTAACAATTTTTTGTGTATTTACCTTTTGACTCATTATGCTCCTCCTACGCTCTTCGCCGTTTTCCTTTGATCGTTCTGCTGTGTCTGAATCGATAAAGACAATAAGAACTGTCTTAGCGCAACTGCCTGCTCTTCCGGGAGTCCGGCCTGAACCAATATTTGAAGAGCTTGATCCAGCGACGACTCCGCTGTGCGTTCTATGATCTGTTTCCACCCAGGGAATCCGATTGATTCCAACGTGGCTTGCTGATCAATAACGCCCATGTCTCTCAACTTAAGCGCCAAATCCTGCCATTGCAGTTTTGTTCTCGGCGTTGTTGAGCCTGCTTCAACCACAAAGCCAAACTTTCTCCCGGCGAATTCAACACCTGCGAACGGCATTTGTTCATCAGCCACGTTGACGGAATCCGGGCGCGTGCCGAAATTCTGATACAGTCCTATGGCCCAGCGTGACCGCTCCTCGACGATTGAATCAATAGAGGATGTCTTTGTAAGCATCAGAACTTGATTGCGCTCCTGAAGGGCTTGGATAGCGGCATAAGCGATAACTCCGTTAGGGGCTTGTCCTCTGTCGGCATCTTCGATTGCATAAATGCGGTCAAAGAATCGTAGAATCAACTCCAGAACGCGGAAAAATGTTTCCGGCAGGTTCGGTATTGCCATGAATTCAATCCGGGCATTCGGGATTGTCGGCATTAAAATGAGCCTTCCTTCTTTGCCCAGAGAATTTGTGATCATCTCCATAGTGATCCCGCAGTTCTTTTGGACAATCAGGGGTGGAGTCATGACGTTGAGCACGTAATTGATAAGTTTGGAAAAAATGAGGTTGATCTTAACAATCAGATCCCCAACTTGTTCAGCGGCCGCAAATCCGTAAATTGTTACGCCATCTTTGTAGGAGTTGGCGAAATAGCAGGGGAGTCTTCCCCATGGGTATGTAGTTGAGGCCAGTTCATCGACCAATGCGGGATTAAGATTGGGGTTTGCGCTGTCGTCCAGAACGACGATACCGCTTTTATTCGCAGGGTCTTTGCTTTTGGTAATCGTGATTTTCCGGATTCCATCACGGTAGACTTTTGATTTGTTCTCTGTGACTTTAATTTGAGGAGTCCCGTCTTCGCCTATGACCTGTTGGCCCATATCGTCAAGTAAGGGCTCCTCGGTTTTGTTTGTGGTTTCCCTGTTGTCTCTCAGCCAGACCTCAATCACCAGACAACGCTCAAGAACTTTCGTGTCTTGTCCGGCGACTTGTTTTGTGACAGTCATAGCGTCGGTATAATTTCCGATGCTATTCTGTGGACTGTAGCCTTGAGATTTGTACGTTTCCCGGACTGTGCCCATAAGATCGTAGGCGTCGTCTTTAGCAATGTCTTTAACGTTAAAAATGCTTTCGATGTTAGAAACGAAATCAACATAGGCGTAACAGACATAAGGGGCGTCTTCTGATATATTCTCCCAATTTCCGGGAGCGGGGAAGAAACTGTAGGGGTCTGTTACTGTAATATCCGGGCGGTCTCTGCCTTTATCCCAGCAAGGTTTCTCCGGGGTAATGCCGTATATTTCCATCTGACGGGCGGTTGCGCGGGTTTTGGCCTGCTGGTCCGTATCCTTCCACCATTTTTTAAGAGCCATGGACAGAACATTTTCGGAGCCGTCGCCCTGACCATCGAGATCAACCACTTCGCCAGTCGGCTCTCTTGCGGTGATGTTTGAGACTGTCCTTTCGACGTTTGCGAAATAAAGAT